GCCAAACAGGGATACACAGATGACTTAGTAATGGCTACTATCCTTATTGTTAGGATGATGGTAGAACTTCAAAATCACTACCCTGACATGGACAAATACATGCGTGACAACGAAGCGGATTACGTGCCGCCAATGCCGTTTATTGCCTCTATGGGTAGCGGGACTTACTTTTGATAAATAATAGCTATGAGTACTAAGAAACCGTCACAACAGCTAAACGATCTGCTCGTTTCCAGAGATTTTGATACACAACTGCTTAATAAAGCGGGTAAACCAGCAGATCCACAGAACGCAGATGTTATCTCTTTTGACTACAATGGTGAATCAGGCAAAGACTACGGCACAGTAGCTATTATGCTAGGTGATGGTAACAGCATGGATGTTTACTTCGGTGATAACTTAGGTAAGTCTATGGAAAAAGAAGATAAGAAGAGTTGGTTTGACTTTCTTTACCAGCTTCGTCAGTTTGCAAAACGCAACTTACTATCTTTCAACTTAGCAAATCTGAACAAAATTAAATATTCAATGACAGGTCAGGCAGCACTCGCAGAGAGTTTGTTTGAATCTTGGCAGGGAAATAAAACACAAAGCTGGACAAAATATCCAAACGATGTTCGTTTAGTTATTAAACACTCTAAAACTATTACTGAGAATGATAAGCGTTATCGTTACATTCAAGCATTGTTTTTAGAAACAGCAGAAGGTGAACGCTTTAAGTTACCATTCACAAAACTTGCAGGTGGTCGTGCGATGGTAGAACACGTTAAGCAAGGTGGAAAGCCTTACGATCTACGTGGTCAGCATATTGCTGAAATGGTTAGCGACATCAATACACTAGCACACTTTAAGCGTGCCAGCAGAAATAAAATTTTTGAAGGTGAGACAGGTCATCTTGTAGAAACGGCGACTCAATATTACGAGTCTTTGAAGAAAAACTTAGGAGCTCTTAGTAGCAGTCGTGGCTACGGTAAATATTTTGAAAGCTGGAACCCAGCAGAGATTACCCAAGAAGAACTTATTATCGAAGATTTAAAAGGTCTTTTTGTCACGCAACAGATAGACACACGCATAGAACGTGCGCTACCTTTATTAGCAAAGTTACAACAACAGGAAAACAACATGAAAGAGTTATCAATATTTGAAGGATGGGTAGGACTCATCGCTGAAGGCACATGGGCATTACCAGATACCCCAGAAAAACAAACTAAATTAGTTGAACTATTAAGCAAAGATTTTCCTGTAGGCGCAGATGCTACAAACGCTACAGAAGAACTTTACGACATTCTAGGTGACGATGATCTATTTGATGCGCTTAAAGATTTAGCAAAGAAAGATCCTGATGCCCCTTGTAACGATGTTATCAAAGCACGACTACAAGAACTATCGGACAACAATAACGTTGCTAAAGTTTTAGGTAAACTAACAGTTGAGGAAGTTCCTCCTGAAGAAGAAGAAAAAATTGAAATCGAAAAAGAAGTTACAGAAGACTATGACCGTGAAGCTGACGTGCGCCAAATAGCAGACGAATACATCGCATCAACTGGCATTGGAAGCTATGATGATTTGACAGCAGAAGATATTGATTACATCGCAGGTGAAGCACAGTGTAACTATGAAGGCATTTGTGATATTCTTGGTATTCCTTGCCCAGAAGAGTTGGGTCCAGTTCAAAGTTGGGATTATGACGAAGAAGGTAATAAAGTAGATTTAGAAGAACATGGTTCTGGTGTAGAAAATATGCACGGAAAATCATGGCAATCTTCTCGTGCCAAGGCTCATCCTTGGAATGCAAATGAAAGCGAAGAACTTGACGAAGGCGCTATGAAAGATATGCTATGGAAAATGGCAGAGCGTATGGAACGTGATGAATTTGTTAACCACTGCGTAAGCGAGTGGGGTTGGGATCCTGAAGAAATGGGAGAGTTCTGGGATAGCTGTTGTGGCGAAGTTGAAGAAGGCACAGTAGGCGCAGTTCTAGGTGGTGCCGCAGGTGCAGCCGCTACTAAGTCAGTAGGTGGTGCTATGACAGGCGCAAAGATTGGTAGTGCTATCGGTGATGCTATCGGCGAAGATAGTTTCGGTAGTCAATTAGCCAGAATGCAGTCATTGGCTATGATAAAATAATCTATCTGGCAAAATAAAAGATAAATAAGTGTTGAATTAATAAAGAAAGTGTGTTATTATTAACACACTCTCACAGGCAACGAAGTAAGGCAACTAAATTTTAAGTATTTTGGATTCATCCAGAAAACTTGAATACTCATGCGACAGAGAGTATAATCTATCGTAAGGCAACTTAATCTAAGCAACTTAGATAGGCAACATTTTAATTTAAATCGAAAGGCAACATAAAATGGCAACTTTAGCAGAAATCAGAGCCCGCTTACAAGCGGCAGACGGTACAAAATCTCAAACTCAACAAGGCGGTGGCGACAATTCTATCTATCCACATTGGAATATGGAAGAAGGCGCATCAGCTACTCTACGTTTTCTCCCAGACGGCAATACAAATAACACATTCTTTTGGGTAGAACGTGCACAAATTCGCTTACCATTCAATGGTATCAAAGGCGAAACAGACAACAAAACAGTTATCGTTCCAGTACCATGCGTAGAAATGTATGGCGACGTATGTCCAATCTTAACAGAAGTGCGTCCATGGTGGAAAGATAAATCTCTGGAAGCAATGGGTCGCAAATACTGGAAGAAACGTTCTTATATTTTCCAAGGCTTTGTTCGTGAAAATCCAATCGCAGATGACAAGCAACCAGAGAATCCAATTCGTCGTTTCATTATTGGTCCACAAATCTTTACTACTATTAAGTCAGCATTGATGGATCCTGAACTCGAAGAATTGCCAACTGACTTCTTCAAAGGTCTTGACTTCCGCATCACTAAGGGAAGCAAAGGTGGTTTCGCAGACTACAACGCTTCTAAGTGGGCACGTAAAGAATCCGCATTAACAGAAGCAGAACAAGAAGCTATTGAAAAATATGGTCTCTTTGACTTATCTGCATCTCTTCCAAAGCGTCCTGGTGAAATCGAATTGAAAGTAATCAAAGAGATGTTTGAAGCATCTGTAGATGGACAATCTTACGATGCAGAACGTTGGGGTCAATACTATCGCCCAGCAGGTGTGAACGCACCAGCATCATTCAAAGATGATTCAAGCGATGAAACTACTCCAGTCACGGTAACAGCAAAGGCAGCGCCAGCAACTGTTATTAGTGATTTTGATGATGAAGAAGATGCTCCTGTAGCATCAGCACCAATCCAGACACCAAGTACTTCAACTAAAAAAGCTGAAGATATTTTGGCAACTATTCGTGCTCGTCAACAACAAGTCAAGCAATAATCAAAGAGAAATATCTAGGCACGTTAACTCGTGCTTAGATTCATATTATAATAATTCTAAGGAAAATCATGGCAAAACCATTCGATATTTCAAAATTCCGCAAGGACATTACTAAGTCTATTGATGGCTTAAGTATCGGTTTTAACGATCCTACAGATTGGATTTCAACAGGCAACTTTGCTCTGAACTATCTAATCTCAGGTGATTTTAACAAAGGTATCCCAATGGGCAAAGTAACAGTATTCGCTGGTGAATCAGGTGCAGGCAAGTCCTACATTTGTTCTGGCAATATCGTAAAGAACGCTCAAGAACAGGGTATCTTTGTAGTATTAATTGATTCAGAAAACGCTCTTGACGAAGCATGGTTACATGCTCTTGGAGTCGATACAAGCGATGCAAAGTTGTTAAAACTTAACATGGCAATGATTGATGACGTAGCACAAACTATCAATACGTTTATGAAAGAATACAAGGCAATGCCAGACGGCGAACGCCCTAAAGTTCTTTTCGTAGTCGATTCTCTAGGTATGTTATTGACTCCTACTGACGTAAATCAGTTTGAAGCAGGCGACTTAAAGGGTGATATGGGTCGTAAACCTAAAGCACTGACAGCACTTGTTCGTAACTGTGTAAATATGTTCGGTAGTTACAACGTCGGTCTAGTAGCAACTAATCATACATACGCTTCACAAGATATGTTTGATCCAGATGACAAAATCTCTGGTGGTCAAGGCTTCGTGTATGCTTCATCTATCGTAGTAGCGATGAAAAAATTGAAACTTAAAGAAGACGAAGACGGCAATAAAGTATCAGAAGTAAATGGTATTCGTGCGGCTTGTAAGATCATGAAAACTCGTTACGCTAAACCTTTTGAAGGTGTTCAAGTAAAGATTCCTTATTCAACTGGTATGAGCCCATATTCAGGTATGGTTGACATGGCAGAGAAAAAGGGCTTACTAAAGAAAGATGGTAATCGTTTATCTTATGTGACACTTGATGGTGAAATCATCAAAGAGTATCGTAAAGCATGGGAAGCAAACGAAAACGGCTGTTTAGATACTATTATCAAAGAATTTGGTAAGCAATCTGAAGTAGTCGAAGCGGCTTCTGTTGAAGAAGAAGCAGTAACGGAGGAATAAAAATGTCAGTAGAACTAATCAAAGAAGTTTGGGTAGAACTAAAACGTCATATTAACTCTGTTGATCGTAACGAGGCTGCTGATACATTAGTAGCAGTTCTCGTGGACAACGATGTTGACGTTGACGATATTAAGGACGTGTTTAAATCAGACACAGAAGTAAAACGAGCA